GATAATATATCCTCAGTAGAAGACCCAGGGCTCGAGATATCAGAAGATAGCCAAGGCACTGACAATACTGCCTACTACACCAGATATTTTGACGACATCTTGACAGTTTATTAATATTTTTGTCATAGCATAATCAAAAACTGGACTTTAGTCAATAGTAATGGTAAACTGTATTACATATGGACATCTTAAATCAAAAAAGCGAAGTCATTGAAGAAACCACATTAGGTATATACGTATGGGAAATGCCTGATGGGCGATGGATCGGCGACGATGACGGAAACTTTTTGTCTATAACTTCTAAAAAAGGCAATCGTGCCAGAATGAACTTACTTGCGGACGCAGTAAGACACTATGGAATTCAAGAAGGAAAACCTAAATTTTTAGCTGGAAGACGTAAGATTGATGATGAAGAATTTGAGTATCAAAATCAAAGATTGAAGTGGGGCCTTACCCCAGATCCACTAGACATTGGTGAATATAAAGATTCAGTCTTAAGAGGTGGAGCTGTAACATGACACAATTTATAGATGAAGAATTTGAAGATAATACAGAGATAGCAATTAGAAATAGCTCAGACATATTTTCTTTTAAAAAAGAAAAAGAACATGTTGATCCGTTTGCTGTTGGACTAGATGACCTTAAAAAAGTAAGAGGCCTAGGAACTAATTTTAAAAGAAAAATCAATAGAGATTTTGCAAAATCTTTTACTGGTAAAGATGGAACAGGAACACAACAGAATTTATTGCAGCAGGCAATTACTGGATATGCAATGTTCGACCTTGTTCAACCAGTATATAACTTAGAATATCTATCTCAAATTTATGAAGTTTCTACTTATAACTACGCTGCTATTAATGCTAAGGTTGCAAACATAGTTGGCCTTGGATATTCATTTATGGAGACAAGAAAAACCAACGACGCTATTGATGCTATTACAGACGATAAGCAACTTGAAAGAGCTCGTAGAAAGTTAAATAAACTAAAACAAGATTTACAAGACTGGTTAGATTCTACTAACGATGAAGATACTTTTACAGAAACTTTGATTAAGGTGTATACAGACCTAGAAGCAACTGGAAATGGATATATTGAAATTGGTAGAACTACCGCTGGAGACATAGGATATATTGGTCATATTCCAGCAAAGACAATGAGAGTCAGAAGACTCCGTGATGGATTTATGCAATTGCTTTATGGAAAGGCAGTATTCTTTAGAAACTTTGGAGATACAGAAACTCCTAATCCAATTGCAGATGCTACAGATAGACCAAATGAAATTATTCATTTAAAGAAGTATACACCAATGAATAACTATTATGGAATTCCAGATGTTATTGCTGCTCAAATGGCGTTGGCTGGAAATGAATTTTCTGGAAGATATAACTTAGACTACTTTGAAAATAAAGCAGTTCCAAGATATATTATTACGGTCAAGGGCGCTAAGCTTTCACCAGAATCAGAAAGAAAACTGCTTGAGTTTTTCCAGGTAGGATTAAAAGGCAAGAATCATAGATCACTCTATATCCCTCTGCCAGCTGATACGCCAGATCAAAAGGTTGAATTTAAAATGGAGCCAGTTGAAGCTGGTGCCCAAGAATCATCATTTAATAAATATCGCTTAGCCAATAGAGACGAAATACTTTTGGCCCACAGAGTTCCAATTAATAAAATTGGAGTACCAGAAGGCGTATCTCTTGCCAATGCTCGTGATGCAGATAAAACATTTAAAGAGCAAGTTTGTCGACCAGCTCAGATGAGACTTGAAAAAAGAATTAATGCAATTATTGAAGAAAAAACAGATGCCCTTAAAATTAAATTTGAGGAGCTTACCCTTACAGATGAAGATACTCAGTCTAAGATAGATGAAAGATATTTACGCATGCAGGTAATTACTCCAAATGAAGTTAGAATTAGAAAAGGCATGATTCCCGTAGATGGCGGAGATGAAATGGTTGAATTAAAACCTCAACAGGCAGCTGATCAGAAGGCAACTGCTGGCAAAACCAGAGCTAGAGATTCTCAAAGATCTGCAAATTCCCCAGACATATCTGGGGAGGGTAGAAATGCAAAAGGCGATGGCAGCCAGGTCGACTAAACCTAATCAACTACGATTTGCCTTTTTACATAGATAAGTATAAAATTAAGCATATGAACATTGAAAAAGCTCAATGGTCCAGCGATGGCCAAAACATTCACTTAGCTGTTCCCTTTACAAAAGTAAACAGGGAGAACAGAACTGTTTCTGGATTTGCAACACTTGATAACGTAGATCAAACTGGAGACGTTGTTACAGCTGAAGCAAGCTTAAAGGCATTCCAAAATTTCCGTGGAAATATTAGAGAGATGCATGGATCTATAGCAGTAGGCAAGATGATTTCATTTAAGCCAGAAACATACTATGATCAAAAAACACAAAAGTTTTATAACGGAGTATTTGTAACAACATATATTTCAAAAGGCGCACAAGATACCTGGGAGAAAGTTCTTGACGGAACTCTTTCAGGTTTTTCAATCGGCGGAAAAATTAAAGAATCAGATAATGAAGTTAACAAGGCTACAGGACAAACTGTAAGATTCATCAAGAACTACGATCTTGTAGAACTTTCAATTGTTGATTCACCAGCAAACGAAATGTGCAATATCCTTTCAATCGAAAAGATGAATGGTGAACTTGTATTCAAGGGAATGGCAGCTGGTATTGTTACTGAAAATATTTTTTATTGTGAAGAAAGCGATTCTGTTTTTATCTCAACAGACAAGACATATTCTTCTCCTATTACTGGAAAAGAAGCAACGCTAATTGGCTGGGTTGAAAGCTCAGACATAAATAAATCAAAAGAGATAGATAAGATTCTTGCTTCATTCAAGAAGTCAAGAGTTCCGTTGCCTGCAACACAAACAATAGCAAAACAGGCAAACGTACAAGGAGGTAATGAAGTGGAAAAACTAAACGTACACGGTACTGATTCAGTTGAAGCAGAAGCACCAGTTGCAGAAGTAGCAGCAGTTGAAGAAGTTGCAGTCGTTGAAGAGACCATAGCAGATGCTCAAGCGCCTGCTGTCGAAGAAGCACCATCTGCTGTTGAAGCAGAAGATGCAGATTCTGCTTCTGTAGATGTCTTTAAGTCAGTGGATGCTTCTGAAGCACCTGCTGCAGTTGAAGTTGAAGAGCCTGATTTTGCAAAAATGCTAGTAGACCTAAAGGGATTCTTTGCAGATACTCTTAGCAAAGCTACAGAGGCAAATGCAGTACAGGTTTCAGAAATTAAAGAAACTGTAGAAACTTTTAGCAAGGGCGTAAACGCTCAAATTACAGAGTTAGCAGAAAAGCACAGCGCACTTAGTGCAGCTGTAACAGAAATAAAGAGCACCATTGATGGTGTTCAGAAGCGTGTGGATGCCGTAGAAGGCGAAACAGCAATTAAGAAGTCTACAGATCTTGGCGGATCTGTAGGAGCAACAATCAAAAAATCAACATGGAACGGTTCTTTCCTCGGTTCCGTAAATGAAATATTTAACTAGGGTAGGTAAAAAACATGAGCAATGATTTATTAAAAGATATCGCAGCTGGTACAACAGCAACAGGTACTTTCGCATCAGAAGCTGGTGGAACAGGTATTCATCGTGCATCAGAAGATGGCAACGGTGGTCTCCTCAATCCAGAGCAGTCTGCTCGATTCCTAGACTATATGTTCGACGCAACCGTAATTGGAAAAGTCGCACGTACTGTCCGAATGAAGTCAGACACAACAGAAATCGATAGAGTCGGAGTAGGCGAGAAGCTTATGAAGCTCGCTTCAGAAGGTGACAACACAGGTGAAAACTCTGCAGTTACATTCTCAAAGATTTCTCTTACAACAAAGAAACTTCGTCTTGACTGGGAACTCTCAACAGAGTCACTAGAAGACAACATCGAAGGTCCAGATCTTGAAGACCACATCGCACGTATGATGGCAACTCAGGCTGGTAACGACATTGAAGATGTACTCCTTAACGGTAATACATCATTAACTTCAGATGCTCTTTACAAGGCATTTGATGGTGTCGTCAAGAAGTCAAAGGATAATGCTCACGTAGTTGATGCAGCTGGTGCGGGACTTACCCGTGCAGTATTCAACTCAGCACTCAAGGCACTTCCACGTAAGTACAAGCAGCGTCGCACAGACCTTCGCTTCCTTTCTGGTTCAAACTTGATCCAAGATTACTTGTACTCAACATCACAGAACATTCAGAATGTTAACCCACAGGATATTGCTTCAGGCATCATCCGTGGCGAAGTTGCACCAGTTTCAGGTCCAGCAGGATATGTAGCTCCATACGCATTTGGTATTCCAATCGTTGAAGTTCCACTTCTTCCAGAGACACAGACAGGTACATACTCAGGAGCATCAGGTTCACACGGTGACGTTCACCTTACATTCCCTAACAACGTTGTTGTTGGTGTAAAGCGTGACGTAACAGTTTACCGTTTCTTCTGGCCACGTAAGGACTCAATCGAATATACAATGTATACTCGTGTTGGCGTTCAGATCGAGCAGGCAGACGCTTGGGTAGTTGTTAAGAACATTAAGGTTGCTTCCTAATTAGGAATTAACTACCGAAAGGCCCCCAATTAAATTTGGGGGCTTTTCATTTTAATTTAACAATGCTATAATTGAAGGACCTAGAAAAAGGAGATTTAAATGTCTTTTGACAAATTAAAAGTCAATGAATTAAAAGCAATTGCCGAAGAGTTCGCAGTTGAAACAGAAGGCTTAAAGAATAAGCAAGATATAATTGCCGCATTGGCAGAAGAAGGCGTAACATACGAAGTATACGCTAAGACATTAAAGGATGTTGAAGAAGCATCGGAAGAAATTGAAGTTCTCCCAGTCTTTGACTCAAAGGCTGAAAGAAATGAAGATACCGTTCTTGTTCGAATGACAAGGGCTAATTTTAGATATGACATTTTTGGTCACACATTTACACAGGCTCATCCCTTTGTAGCAATGAGCAAAAATAAAGCTCAAGAAATTTTTGACGTAGAGGAGGGGTTTCGTTTAGCCACACCAGCAGAAGTGCAGGAGTATTACGGCTAAGCTTAATCGCAAAAAATGGAAATTATAGTAGGAACAAATGCTCCAGTAAAACAAAGAGTTTTCTGGAAAGGTAATATAGCTCAGGCAGACTCACTACCTGTAGTTAAGTTTTATGATATAACAGAAGATCCAGCAGTTGATCCTTCTATAAATCCAGCAACAGTTTTAGAGACGCAAGAGGCGGAAGAATCAGAAGTAGACTTTGGAGTATACAATGTTTATCCGCCTCTTTCTCTTACTGACAGACCTAGATCTTTAAAGCTTGTATGGGAATACGAGGTTGAAGGAGAGCCTGTATCTAAAGAACATAAGCTATTTGTTGTTAAACCATATACTGATTTAACCCAAGCAGCAGATACGTTAGGATTTGGATTTGATCAGTCTGATCCAAATTATAAAACATTTTCTGATTTAGTTGCAGCAGAAAGATATGCTAGAAAGCTAATAGAAAATTATACATCTCAGCAGTTCTATCTTTATGATGATGTCAGCATTGTCTATTCTACTGGCGCAGACATTTTGCCACTTCCATTTAAACTAAATCAGTTACACGAACTTTATTTAAATGACATATTGCTAGTAGATAATATTAACAATATTAATAACTGGAATATGTCTGTAAATGTTTCAGAGAGCGGATTTGGATTAAGAGTAAATAGGGCAAATATGCTTGACAATACAGTTTATGTTGCAAATGGCATGGTTCCACCAAGCATCAATGACTCATCCAGAGGCGCCTTTGTTAATGGCGGTGTATATAGAGTTGCTGGTAGATACGGTTGGGATCAAGTTCCAGATGAAGTAGAGCTAGCATGTATTGAGCTTATGAAAGATTTCTTCTCCAAAGATAAAGAGTGGAGGAATAAATATATCAAGAGCATACAGACATTTGACTGGCAGTTTGAATATGATACATCTTCATTTACTGGCACTGGCAATAATTATGCAGACCAACTATTACTTCCATATGTCATAAACAAGATGGTTGTTATTTAAAATGAATGATTTAGTTAATTCTATTTTCAGTATGAATGTAGATGTATACATGCAGGCAGAATATCAAGACCCTAATACGGGTGCTATTAAAAAGACCTGGATGTATCAAAAAACCATCCCATGCTTTGCAAAAGGGGTTATTTCAAATTCTTCTACTACAAGAGGCGGGGATAATCAAACAATATCCGCTAAGTATGTAGATAAACAAACAATAGAAATTAGAACAGCATCAAGACTTACTTATAGACAAAAGGTAACTAATATCAGAGATGGTGCTGGAAATCCAATATGGGTTGAATTAGATTATCCAAGTGATACTCCAACAGTATTTGAGATAGCAAGCTCTACCCCTATAACAGACCCTTTTGGAAACCTAATGGCATATAATTCAATTGCTAAAAGGTCGGAGAACCAGAAAATTGGAGACTAGCGGAGTAGCATTATTACAAGCAGCATCTGGCCTAGAAAGATTAATGGTTGGATCTGCAGCTGCTGGTGTGCTAAAGGATTCTAATGTTGCACAGATATCAGCATTTTTATATTATGAGGCAAACGTTGCTGCAAAGCTATCATCTAATAAAGCTTTTCAAAAGCTTTTTAAAACTACAATATTTAATCAAATTGAAAAAGACTTTGGAATGTTTATTGATTCTCAAGCACGTGTTAAGCCAAGGTCTCTTCATCATGTTTACGAATGGAATAAAACGGGTCAAGCTACAAGTAGGCTATTCCAGCTAAATAGACTAGATGCTCCAGGACTTTCTTTTAAAATAGATTATAATTTTAAATTATCTAAAACTTCAGTTCCTTCAAAAAACCGTAAACAAAAAAGCAGATATGTTTTTGCAAATAAGGCGTCAGTTATGGAAAAAGGATTACCAATTATAATTAGACCCAAGTCATCAGAAAGGCTGGTATTTGAGATAGATGGGCAGGCAGTATTTATGCCAAAAGGACAATCTGTTACAGTCAAAAGTCCTGGGGGTAGAGCATCAACTAATCAGTTTAATCTAACATATAGCAGATACTTTAGTGGTCCTCTGGTTTCTAATTCTATTAAAGCTTCTGGGTTTCAAAATATTTTTGGTTCAAAATTTGAAAAGGCCATGAGGGTTCCTTCATCTATTTCAAAGGTGCGTTATTCTTTTAGTCCAGGTACAATTAGACTACAGGCAGAGGCAGCATTAACAGAACAATTTGGAGGGGCAGCATAATGGCAGACTACAGCATAGATGCAATGTATGAAATAAGAAAGCATCTTTGGCAGGAACTTATAACAAATAGCTTACTAGATCCAGAGTCATATTACAGTGACAATCTAGGAGAATCTATAATTCCAATAATTCCTGTTCAACAAGCCCCAGAACTTAACCAGTTCTTAAATGGCAAAACCCAT